ATCTTCTGATTAAAAGCTTTAATGATAACTATTATTTCTGCTAGTGTTAATTCCCAAAATTCAAATATACCAACTCCACACTGTAAAGCAGAAAACAATAATCTATCAAATAAATCTGAAAGACTTTCAGGGGAGAGTTCTTCCTCTCCCTCTACACGTTTTTTAGTTCTTCCTCTACTTCCTCTTGTTCAGGAATAAATCCTGCTGTTTTGAAAATATCCCTTAATAAATTAATAATTTCTTCCATTCCATTACCAGCCTCTATATATTTATCATAAATATCATAAACATCTTCTAAACTAATGCCATGTTCATAAGCTTGTAAGGAAGCATGAATAATCGTTATAATATCTCCTGTTTTAGGAAAAATTGTTTTATCATCCAAATCCATCAAACAAGAGAGCGGATGTCTTCCCAGTCTCTGCTCCAAAGCCACCGCATTCTTAGCATTAAGGCGAAGCTTATATTCTTTATCGCCGACATTCCATATTGTGTATAACATTGTTATTTCCTTCCGTGTGGGGTGAGCGGGAGCCAGATAAGAGATAACTCAATCTGGCTCCTGCCATTACTTTAAGTTGGATTAGCGACCGTAATGTCACTATTCAACGCTAGATTCGCAGTAAAAGTAAGTGGAGCATTAACTCCAGCTCCCATAATTACTGTAGATACTTCCGCATCAAAAGTGAAAGTAGTTCCATCAGGAAGCTCTACTTGCCACTCTTCGATTGCCCCCTCTAGATCTTTTAACACGCGATAATTAGAACCAGACGCGTCATTGTCATAAAGGAAGGTAAACGCGAGTGAACCATAATCCTTTAGACCAGTAATATAACGCTTAGCACTATCATCTAGTGTAGTAACTTCTACAAGCTCAGGTGCGGCGCCTAGGTCAGGCATTTCCTGAAGGTCAGGAACTTGCACATAAGCGGTAGCATCAAGATCATAGTATGAGAGAGTAATACCCTCAGAAAGAATACCTGTTGCTGCCATATTTAAACCTCCAATTGTATTAATAGATTATTTTTCGAATCCTATACCATCATATCGCATAATTTTGACACATAAATTCTCATCAGTCCTATCTACTGCGAGACTGCGGCCGAAGCCCGCAGATTTCAATATTATGTCTACTTTTAAAGCGATAGTTTGAATTTCTGATATAGTTTCAGCCCATATCTTAACCTGAAAAGCGACTTCTGAATAAGAGAGAGAGTCTCCATTTGCATAGTCACTATTGTTTAATTCCAAGTATGTAATACAAGGAATTTCTTTTTTAACATCAAACTGTTCATAATATACTGGAACATTTATTCCAGTTACATCCAACAGGTCAACAAAAGAAGTATGATAGTTAATCAAATTTTGACACCTCCCTTAATAGCTTTTGCCACATCTTCAAGTATCTTTTGTTTATTAGAAGCAAGAGCAGGATAAAGGTAAGGTTGGGCTGCCATTTTATTGGTTCCTAACTCTACATATTCTGCGTAATTAACGTTTGTGCCTACTGCTGCTTCTAGTTCTGCTACCTCAGTTTTTATACTGGCTCTAAGATTGCCCGTTTCTACAGGACATAAATCTTTAGCAGAAGCCTCTACTCTCAAAGCTCCCTTTTGAATACCCTTTTTAACTTCACTTTCAATATTTTCTAGTTTGGTTAATTTACTCAAGAGAGAAGAGAGATTTATAATTGCGGTAGCCATGCTATTCGCCTTTCAAGACTAGCTGTGTATATCTGCCAGCTGTGTTGACTTGTAACACTTTATAATCCGCTATTAAATCTCCTTGTAAAACCGAAGTTTCTTTCGTTAGTCCTACATGAGTAGCTTCAGAGTAGAGAGGATTGTTTAATCTTACTTGAGTATCAAAGTAGATTGCTGCTTGCATCGTTCCAAGGAAAGTGGTATTAGAAACGGTTTGTCCGTAAGAATCCAAGGAATTAGTGGGGCGATTCCAGCTATAAGATTCCATTTCTCTTGTAATCATTATAATAACACCATCTTTCTATAACGATTTAGAGCCGTTTTTATATCGAGGGTGTAGCCATCTATGAAAGTTTCACCCACCCCACTGAATGACTGTGAGGCCACACCCTCGCTTCCAATCCTATTGTAGGTTTGGATAACCATTTTAATGACGATTCTATCCAGCTTCTCGTCATACTCAAGTAAGTTACAGTAAGCAACAGCTTCATCTGAGCACATTTGTATTAAAGTATCAAGTAGATCGTCTTTGCTCGTATCTGTAGAGCTGAGGCCTAGTAATAACTTAACTTGATCTAACATATTCTAACTCCCTTCATGAGAGTGATTAAGAAATTTCTACAACCTTGGTAGCGTCAGTTAGAGCAACAAGCATTACCTTACGAGCGTATACAGTGTTCTTACGAGTGTTAGCATCGCGCTCTTGTTCTACTTCTACTCCTTCTTTTACGAAGCAAGTAACAGCTTCTTTTGAAGCTAGGAAGATAGTTCCTTCAGTAACGGCCTTAGTTACAATAACAGGAACTCCTGCTACTGAACCAATGTATCCAGTGCGGGCAAAGCCCTCAGAATACTTAAGGTCGTCTCCAAGACCCTTACGGACCTTAGCTTTATCAGCTGGGGATACTAAGAAGAACAGACCACTTTCATCTTCAACATTTAATTCCGCAATTGCATCAACTGCGTCATCAAAGTCAAAGTTTCCACTTGCATCCCAGTCATAGGTAAGAGTCGCCTTACCCCACTCCACAATTGCTTTTGCGACTAGATCATTAACCATCTCGTCTGAAAGACCTTTAAGGCCAACATCAACGATATATGGATCTTGCATTTCTTGTTCGTCATAGTAAACGAATCTACCTTGAGTTACGCCTACTTCATAAGGCACTGTGGTGAAGTATGCTTCAAGAGTTGAAGTGTTACCTTGAGTAGCACTTAGATCTTCAACAGAACCTGAAACATCATATACATTAACATTTTTAATCATACCAGGAGCTTGAACAAGACTGGTATCAATTGTCATGTAGCTGTTAACATTGAGACTTGTGTCAAGAAATTCACTCATCTTGTTCTCTAGAACAAAGTTCTCATAAACTACGTTCGCCATATTTAAACCTCCAAATTAGTTTGAGGTGAGTTTAGCTCACCAGTTGTTTATATAGTTGAGGATTACTTCTATAAATCTCTTGTTGTTCAAAAGAAGAGAGTTTTTTAAAGCTTTCCTTTGTGATTCCACCTTGAGCGGTAGTGCCACTTTTTGGAGTTGGTGAAGCAATCTTTAAACTAACAGCGTCATTAACAGCAGCTTTAAACAGCTTCTCAAAAGCAGTGATGTTTTCCATCATTGTCTCAGCCTCGTCCGCAACAATCCACTCCGCAAATTGAGTAGGTAACCCTCTATCTTGAAGAACCTTATTGGCTTCAAGTAGATTTTCCTTGCGGGCCCACTCTTTTTCCTTCGCTTCATACTCAGCTAATTTCTGCTCAATGAGAGCTTCTTTCTTTTGTTCTTCACTCATTGTAGCAAACTTTTGAGCTTCTGAAATCTTTTGATTGAACTTATGCTCCTGTTTCTTTAGTGCAGCCGTAACTCTTTTGTCTGCTTCTCGTTGAATTAACTCAGTTACTTCTGCTTCACTATAAGTTTTTTGACTTGCTTCCTCAGTTGTAGTTTCAGTAGTCTCTACCCCTGATGCCTGTGTGTTCTCCATTTCCATTTTATTTCCTTTCTATTAGTTTCGGCTCATAAGTCCGACCCTGACTAAAATGAGTTATAGCTGTTGCTATCCCTCACTCTCAACTATTGGTGCTATTGCGCACCGGCAATTAGGATGAAAAGGAGGAATATTTTCTCCCTGTGCTACCTTTTCTATCTCAATAATTTTTGCTGCTTTAGTGCAAACAGGACAAGCATCTGTTTCACTAATAACCCTAATCTTCTCTATACCAAGTTCTGAATAACTATCAAGAGAAGCCTTAGTATATGTTGCAATAGTTTCTGTTCTAATTATGCGGCGAGCATCCTTAAAACTTCCACCAGTGACGTTTGAAAAATTGCGGGCAGTAGTATTTATAGACTCTCCCTTAGATATTGCTTGCGTGAGAGTCTGTCTTAACTGTTGTTCCATACGTTGAGTATTACCCCAAATACGTTCGCTGTAAGTTTTACCATCTCGGAAGTTAGCTGCTACAGCTTT